CATATACGATCTGCATATCCAGCTTGGCAGCGGCACAGTGTAGGACCAGCTTCAAACCTTCTTCGGCTAATAGAGACCTGCAATGAGCATCCATGTGAAATGTGTATGTAGCAGAGCCATCCTCATGCTCCCGTACTTGCTCGACGCCCATTACACCCGCACGTTTATCCATTATCGTTTCTTCGCTTCCAGAGACTCGATAAGGCGGTCTAAATACCAACGTGCTTTCTTGAGATCTTCTAGGCCATTCTTGTAAGGCCATCTCCAAATGTATTTAAATACTGTCTGCCAGCAGTATGACTGATGGGGATCAGGAATAACTACCGCTTTATTTGATTTGTTATGATTTAGGATTCCTACTGCCATTTCTTTCATGGCATCGATGCATTCTAATGAGCTGGCATTATAATGCGGGGGTTTATTCACAATGGTATCAAACATATCGCTAGTTGGACCTGTGGTGAATTGCTCGACTAATGATTTCTCTGCCATCAGTGTATTCCCTTCTTGAATTGTACTACGTTGCTGGCGGAACCCTCCTCTATGAGCCTCAAAAGCTCCTCATCAGGTTCAAAATTCACGGAATTTTCAGTATCTAGGGTATCCCTTAGAGTACGGGCTAAACGACCAACCCCTAAGAAGGTATCCATGCCAAGATCGATCTGTATCCTAAGTCCATTACAGAGGTCTTCTAGAAATTCTACCATGTTAGGATCGGCATGATCTTCGACCGTGTGACCAATACGAACAGTCAGCTTTCCGGTGTCTTCATCAGCTGATAAAATCATCAGAACAGCATTTTCGGGTACATCATCTAGGTCTTCGATATCACTCATTTGTTTGCCTTCACTAGGGCCGACATAAGAAACTCAGCATCAATTAGAGCTAAGGGTTTTTTCCTATCGGCTTTTAAAATTACGAGAGGTTCCATATGTGCTGGGGCATTATCAACGGCCTGTTGATAGTAACTATAAACAGCAATCGATTTACGCGCCTTGCACTCAATACTTACGGGCAGCTTCTTACGGGCAGCGGGGCTTAGTTGAACATCTTCTCCAGATGCTCCCATGCTTGTACTTTTCACATCATCTTCTTCAAGCGTGTGAATAAGCTCTAGGATAACATTCCTAGTCCACTGCTGTAGTTTTCTACCCTTTGCCTTACTGGATTGTGTCTTCATTCGGATACTCGATGTACCATTTGTACGGCGGGGGGGTTGCGCGACTTGACGGACTTGGGAGGTATTTAACCTTGGGCCAACACGTTGTTTTGAACTTACAGAGGCGGCATGAATTTGAGAGGACTTTGCCCCCTGTAAGTTTTTTGTTGAAGGTTTCCTCTTCCGGTTCGAAGCATCTTCGAAAGGGGCGGTTGTTAACGATTAAGTCAACAACATGCTCCCTATTTGATCGGATGAACTGCTCCTGATCTGGTGTTGGAGTGGCATCAACCACAGTAATCTCGCCGCTAGACTTATTAACGACAATCCATCCGCCAGCTTCTTTATTTTGGGCATCTGCATAGCCGTAAAGTTGACCTACATAACCAAAATCGTCACCCCTATAGACGCCTTGAAACCCATCTTGCCACTTGTATTTGTATGCCCAATCGGATGCAGACTTAATGTCATAGACTTTTCCGTCTATGTCTATGTCACTACTTCCTTTGATGTGTGTACCCGAAACGTCTAGGGAAACCTCGTCGCCATCAGAGCTTACGTTTGCCGTAGATTTTTCTAACAGCATTCGCACAAGAATTTCGACACAATCACCGATCATCATTCTCAACCAGTGATTGTAATCATTTCTACCACCTTCTGCCCCAGATTTTTCTTGCTGTAGGACACACGAAGGTCTTCCAATGTTACTCATACGCAGACGAAATTCATCATCCCTACGAGTTGTTTGTTTAAGTAAGGCCTCTTCAAATTGCCGTATAGCTTTTGATATATCTTCCTCAGTGAACTCAATGGTTTGCTCATTGGAAAGATCGTCTAAGACAACACGAAGCTGGCTCTCTAGAGTAGAAAGCATAATTCACCATATTTTTGGAAAGGGGCCGAAGCCCCTGATTAGAAATCAGTATCTAGATCGTCGCCAGATACGGCATCATAGATTTCTCCGATAGAAGCTTCTTGCATTTTAGCCTCGTTGTGTCGTCGCATGATGCTGTTGTTTTCCTGCGTAGCCATATCTATAAATAGCTTTGTTGTTTCAGCTACAGGCATTGTAAAGGCTGCTGGACTAGAGAAATCTGGCTTGAATGTAGTGTAGTAATAATTACCTCTACGCTCAGTGTTAACTGTGCAATGGAAATCTACATACCTCTTTCCAAAGGGAAGGCTTTCTATAACCTTCTCAAAGTCATTATAACCCAGTCCCTTCATGTAATGCTGAAAAGGTACATTGTTTACTTCGACCTCAGTACCATCCGCTGTTTTACCTTTGTAGGAAATGATACCGCGAATAATACGAACAGTTTTAACCCTAGACGCCCACATTTTTTGATCTTGCTCTGGCAATTGATTAAGCGCTTTACGAGTGGGCTTTCCACATCTAAGTCCTCCCTTCATATCCAAGGGTTCACCTTTGCGGAGGTCTGGCTGTAGCAGTGACTTGTTAAGCACCTTTCCTGTTTCGTCTTGCTCCCTAAATTGGAAGTACTGAGCTAGCACATGGATCGTCGCTTTATCCGTCCAAACTGGATCTTCTTGGTTAGAGAGACTGAATAAGCCACGTTTTATCTCCCTATCCCGTTTATCTACACCTGTATGACAGATCTTAATAAAGTCCACCTTAATAGGTTCTTCGTCTTGTGTTCCAATTAACACTGACAAAAGATCGTTTTTTTCTGCCTCAGAAATTACTGCAAGTTCATTCATTATTTCTGCTCCATTAGTTAGACTTTAATTCTAACATTTAAAGTTACCTTAAGTCAAACCATTTCAGTCATTTCCATCCAACTTTTTCCACCCTCAATTTCTATATCTAGGGGAAGCTGGGCTTCGTAATTGAAGCGGGTTTTTAGCTCGTTTTTAACGCCCTCCATTGCCCATGTAAGACCGTCCTTAACTGCGTCTATTTCATCTGGGTGGCAATCTACGACTACACTATCATGCACAGTTATGATCAGCTTTGACCGTAGGTTTCGCATTCGAAAGAACTGAAGTGCGCGTATACATGCAAGAGGAACACAATCGGCTGTTGCAAAGCTTTGCACGGGATAATTCACTATATTAGTCGCATTCGTCACACGTCCATTTGGAAGCCGTTCTGTATTGGGAAAGCGAAACTCCCTACCGCTAGGCGTTTGTACTATCCCCGTTTCTAGTACCCCATTCATAAGCTTCTGGTGCCAGTGTTTTAGTCCAGAGTAAATTTCAAAGTACTCTTGAAAATATCTCCGTATGTGCTCTGGTTCAGACATACCCAATCCGCCATAAAGGGGAGCAAAAGTATATGATTTCGCAGCCTGTCTCATACTTTTGGTTACATCTTTAACATCACAGCGATTAATTATACTGGCAGTTTGCTTGTGGACGTCTTTGCCTGATAAAATATCGCTAATGATTTGCGGATCTCTGCTTAATTCTCCAGCGACTCTGAATTCTAATCCGACAAAATCTGCCTCAACTATGAGGCCGTTTTCAAATCTGCTTACAACACACTTTCTAACGGGAAATTTGTTAGATTTAGGCTGGTTCTGAAAATTTGGGTTAGATGAACTTAGTCTACCTGTTCTAGCCCTTGTTTGATTGAAGTTTGCATGTAAAAGGCCATCTTCTCGCGTCCAAGTCTCAATACCTGTGATGAATGAGTCTATATAAGTATTGACTGCGTTCAGACGCATCATTTTCTCTATAAACTCTATCGCTAGCGTATTACCCTTATCGGTGGCTTGCTTAAGAAGAAGCTTACATGTCCCTTTATCGGTCTTAAAACCGTGAATAGACGCATATGAAGAGTTTTTAGGAGACAATCTAAGCCCAGCGGTTTCATCTGTGTCTCTATAAATAGCACCAGTTGCTGAGCAATTATGGCACTTAGACCTATTTTTATAGGGAGCGCCCTTTACTGTGTATTTCTGAATAGTCCCATAGCCATTACATAATGGACACTGGATAGCGATCGTCTTCTTTATGACCTTGCATGTTGCCCTAACTGCCCCTGCAAACCGCTCTGCATTCATTCTAGGGGGATGAAGGGATCTACCTGTAACCGGATCAACACCGATATTAAACATCCGCTTATGTAGCTCTTTGTCAGTCACCACTCTGGAGTAGAATATCTTTGTCTGATCTATGCCGCTGTTAAGATTAAATGGTGTATCGCCCAAAACTTGTCTAGCGATCTCTGTAAGCCTTTTTATCAGCTCCTCACGCTCCTTGATGTATTGAGACTTCACCT